AACCTTATGTAAATTTTGGTTTAGTCTACGGACAGTCGAAAGACGGGATCCGAGATAAGGGATGTACAAGAATGGGACCTCTTCATAGAGATCTATACAATACTTGTCCTGAAAAGTACTTTCCAGGAGCTTCGGAACTATTTATGAAGATCAACTCGGATAAGATCGAGAAATATAAGATACCTAAATTTGTTCCTGAGTGGCTCGGAGGCCTTGGTTTAGTTCCGTGGAGGAATAAACAAGTGTCTGAGGGTGAACTCTTGGTATGTACTCTGTTGAGACAAAAACTTAATGGTGATGTTCATTATGACTGCAAAGGAAACCTTTCGGGGAATACAAAATCAGAAAACTTTCTGAAGATTCAGCAGCAAATGGAACCAAAAGAATGGTTATTACATAACCTCGCAAAGGATTATATTAAAGAATATAAATTCCTTGACCAGCAATTCTGGGAGCGAGTTGGTTTTGATAATACTTATCGGACTCTAGAAGGAGAATGGAGTAAACTCTATTCAAGCTTAATATGCACTTCATATTTAGAGAACGGATTCTATTTAAAGGATTATAACGCACCGGAATTCCCTGATACTACTGAGTATAGAGAGTTGAATGGTTTGACGCGAGAAGATCCTGTATCACCAGATGCAATGTGCATCTTAGCCAATGAGAAGGAAAAGGAGTGGAAAATGAAGCTCAAAGAGCTGAATTGTAAACCAATCTTCTTACCAATGGATAAGATGTCCGAAGAACGTAGAACTGCCTTATGTTATGCTCATAATGAAAGAGCTTGGGAGTTCGCCTTTCGAATGATACGAGAGGAAAGTACAGATGGTGAAGACCTCTGTAAGTATCTTGGACACTTTAAGATGCATCGGAAAGAGCTTCTTTATGAAAAAAAGAAGGGGTTTCTTTCCTGTTTCGACACCCGTCGTTAGGGGCGGAGGAGGGAGTCGGTCTCCCTTGGACAAGGTCCACACCACAATTACTAAAACAAGTATGTGCCATATTATATGTAATGGCTTCATTGTAGGTGACGTGTGCTCAACCGTTATGCACATAAAAAATCAGCAAGAACCAAGAACGATTCTGTACTGAGATCGACAAAGATTTGTAAATAAATTT